ACCGCTGTCAGCTCGAGCTACCGGGCTGCACGGGCAGAGCCACCACCGTGCACCTCAGTCCCCTGCTAGGCGGGGATCACAGTAGGGCGACTATGGACACGTGCGTCTCAGCGTGCCACCGCTGCCACGGGAGGGTGGATGGTGGGCGCTCGAGGGGTGGGCGTGGGCCGTACGCCAAGCACAAGAGACCGAAGCGTCCGCTGGCTCGGATCGCAGCGGCGGAGTGGAAGGTGGGGCTGGACAGGCGCAGGGCCGAGGCTGCCGCAGAGCGGGAGGAACGGGAGGTGGCAAGCAGGCGCAGGCGACACGCGAGCACCATCAGCAGTCACTCGCGCGCAGAGGTGGCAGCGCGGCTTCGTCTCTCGGGCCTCACGTGGAGGGAGGTTGCAGAACAGGCGGGCTACGCCAGCACCGGCGCAGCGTACAACGCCGTCCACGGACACCGCCAGAGCCACGTGCGCGGTCTCGACCTGGTCGGGGGGCGTTTTTCTAGGGGCCGGCCGGCCATCCCCGCCGAGGTGGCCGCTCGCAGCGACCGGCTGGATACGCATACAGAACAGGCACCACCCAACCAGTTCCTCACCGCGGTGGGGAGGCGGCGCAGGTGACGGCCCCGGGCTACCACTCGATGGCGCCCAACCCGGTGGACGGCCTGATGAGCGAGCCTCCGCACGAGGTGCAGTTCGAAGGGGCAGCGAGGATCCAGCGCATACGCGCGGAGCTGGCCGAGGAGGAGTACGCCCAACTCGTGGCTGACTGGACACGCAAGTACGACGGGCGCAAGCCCACGCTCGCGGAGGCATGGCGTGACGTCGAGCTGGCCGCGGCCGCGCTCTGGCGCACTCTCAAAGAGACCCTACGAAGGAGGCCCTGATGCTCGCGACCAACATCGACACCTGGCAGTGGATCGCCATCGGCGCGCTGCTCCTGCTCGTGCTCCTGATCCGGTTCCGGTGAACGGCTCCGACTACTTCCTGGCCGGCTTCTTCGCCGCCTGCATCCTCTGGGCCGGCGCTCTGATCGTGATCGGGCTGACGGGGTGAGGCGCCCGCACGTGTACGAGCTGGTGCTACCGGGTGACAACCGCGAGCAGGTGCCTCTGCTCGTGGGCGACTCGGCCAACCTCACGCTCGACGGCGATGCCGACCCTCTGATCACGATCGAGCACCTCGGCGAGCACCGCACCCGCATCACGATCCGCTCCGACTACGAGCGCCTCACCGCCGACGACCTGCTCTACCTGAGCGCCCACCTCCGCGAGCCAGTGCACTGATGCCCGGCGGGCGGCCGAGCAAGAAGCTGCTCGACCACGTGCTCGACGACTCCTTCCGCCCGAAGGAGCACGGGCGCCTACTCGCCGCAGCTGAAGACCTCCCTTTGAGAGCGCCGCACCCTGACCCCTCGCCGGCGCAGATACGCATCTGGGGCCGGCTGCGCGCGGTGCACACCGAGTACCGCGAGGTCAGCAGCGTGGAGGTGCGCTACGACCTGGCGCTCGAGTTCAGCCAGCTCGCCACCGAGTACCTGCAGGCCGCGGCTCGCTCGCGGCGTGATCCCACGAAGGAGCTGGATGGCCTCTCCGAGATCCTCGCGGTCAACCGCCGCGCGCGCCGCCTCGCCGCCGCCAAGGCGTAGGCGCACCGCGCAGCCGAAGACGCTCGGCCCGGCGGTGGGGCGCTTCCTCGCCAACTTCCGTCACACCAAGGGGCCGGCCGCGGGCACGCCCTTTGTGCTGGAGCCGGGCTGGCAGCAGCGCGACATCGACCTCATGTACGAGGTACTGCCCAACGGCCGGCGGCGCTGGCGCTCGATCCTCTACGGCGTGGCTCGAGGCAACGGGAAGTCACCGATCGTGGGCGGGCTAGGCCTGGTGGAGGTCGCGAGCCGAGAGGACGAGCCGGAGGTGTTCACCGCCGGCACTGACCGCGATGGCGCGAAGATCATCCACGGCTTCCAGGTGGCCTTCGTCACCGGCAGCGCGATGGGCGCGCACTGCGACGTGCTGCAGCGAGCCATCACCTACCGGCCCACCGGCGGGGTGGTGCGCACTCTCAGCGGCGACGGCTACCGCGCGCATGGCCTCACCCCCTCCGCTGCCCTCAAGGACGAGAAGCACGCCTGGCTGACCGACAAGCAGGTGGAGCTGCATTGGGCGCTCGAGTCGGGCATGCACAAGCGCTTCGACAGCGTGAGCATCGACATCACCACGGCGGGGTGGGATCGCGCCACGCTGCTCGGCGAGCAGTACGAGGCGAACATGCAGACGATGGATCTGGAGGTGCTCGAGGGCGGCTTCCTGATCGTGGGGCGCGACACCGAGGCCCAAGCGCTGATGATCTGGAGAGGCGCGCCCGACGATGCTGACCCCACCGACCCGGCGGTGTGGCGTGCGGCCAACCCGGCGAGCTGGCTGCCCGCGGCCGAGCTGAAGCGCATGGCCATGACGCTGCCGGAGAACATATTCCGGCGCCTGATCCTCAACCAGTGGACCGAGAGCCTCGCGCGCTGGATGCCGGTGGGAGTGTGGGAGGGCCTCGCGGCTCCCCGCGAGCTCGAGGAGGGCGAGCCGCTCGTGGTCGTCTTCACCGGCACCTACCAGCGCGACTCCGCGGCGCTGGTGGCCTGCACGCTGGATGGCGATGCCCCGCACGTGGCAGTGCTCGGCCTCTGGGAGCGCCCGCACGGAGCAGAGGGCTGGACGGTGCCGGTGGGCGAGGTGCAGCGCGAGGTGCGACACACTCTGCGCACCTACGACGTGGAGAGCTTCATCGTGGATCGCCCGGGGTGGGAGGACGAGGCCGAGGAGTGGGAGGAGCGGTACGGCTCCGTCGTCAGCTTCCCCCTGGAGTCCAGCCGGCGGAAGCGCATGGTCGCCGCCGGCGCCCGCTTCTATGGCCTCATCGCCGAGGGCGGCCTGACGCATGACGGCAACCGCGAGCTGGCCCGGCAGTTCGCGCAGGTCACCGCGCGCGAGACGCCAGAGGGCGTGCTGCTCGTGCGGCCCCTCGGCACCGACAAGAAGCCGGCGGTGGGGAAGTACATCGACGCCGCGGTGTGCGCGGTGCTCGCGGTGGACGAGGCCGCCGAGGAGGCGCCGAGCGTTTACGAGGAGCGCGGGCTGCTGACGCTGAAGCCGGCCGAGCCGGAGGAGGGCGAGGTGGAGGCGGTCACGATCGAGGGCGAAACCATTTACGTGCGCCGCGCTTCGGCGTAGGGTGTGAGCAGTCCAAGGTCCCACTCTCAGAAGGAGGAGTCAATGCCACGCTCTCGCATGCTGCTGGTGGCGCTCGCCATCGCAGTGCTTGCGGTAGCCGCAGCACTCGGCACCGCTCGCCCCGCCGGGGCAGCGTTCGCCTGCTACATCCAAGACCCGCCTCCAGCACCGGCGGAGTACAACGCCGCGATGCACGGATCGAGCAAGACGTTCTGCACCGTGACAGCGGCGAAGATCCAGCTCGTGACCTGCCTCGTTCGGTACAACGGCCTTGGGTCGTCGTCTCCGCGGGGCTGCTCGGTGTCGAACTGCTACGCATGCACATCGCTGTCCGGCTACACCGCGACGGCGTGTCAGTGGACGACGTGGCTCTACACCTGGCGGGTGAGCACGTACGCGATCGCGACCATCCAGAACGGCACCTGGAAGTCCCCGGTCGCGTTATCGAACGCGCACTACGGGTATTGCGCCTAGCTCGTGAAGGTGCTCGTGCCGCACGCGGAGTTCCGCACTGACCTGTGCCAGCTCCTCGAGGAGGAGGGGGTCAGTGCGCGCTACGTGCCCACCGGCGAGGACGACAGCTACTGGCGCTGCCTCGCCGAGGCGTGGGAGGAGGCCGAGACCTTCATCGTGCTGGAGGGCGACAAGTACCCGGAGCCGGGCGCGCTGCTCGAGCTGTGGGTCTGCCCGTGGCAGTGGTGCACCTACCCGGTGCCCATGCGTGACAGCGAGGAGCCAGCGCCGTACCCCTCGCTGGCATGCACGAAGTTCGACGCAGAGCTGATGGCACGCGCACCGCTCCTGCTCCAACAGGCCGGCGAGCTGGATGTCGGCCTGGGCGAGCGGGAGTGGTCGCGGCTCGATCTCATCGTCAGCGGCCTGCTGCACGTGCTCGCAGAGCCGCACTACCACCAGGCGGGGCGCGTCGAGCACCGCCACTAGCAGCGAAGGAGGTGAACAATGTCAGAGCAGGAGCAGGAGCAGAAGGAGGGCACGCAGTCCGAGCCGCAGGCGCCGGCCGAGGGCGGAGACGCCAGCGTGGACGTAGACGTGCAAGTGCCGGCCGAGCCAGCCGAGGAGTCCGGAGAGTCGGGCGAAGGCGCGAGCACGCCGGCCGAGAGCACCGAAGAAGGCGGAAGCTGAGCCGATAGAGGGTTGCGATGGCCACGGCTGCCGCAACCCTCTGCTTCCTGGTCGGCCTCGTTGCTGTAACCGCAGGGGCCTGGCTGATTGCCCCGGCCGCGGGCCTGATCACCGGCGGCGCGCTGCTCGTGCTCGGCTCGTGGTACGGGCGGAAGGGTCTGGATGGACCTACTCGGCCGACTGATTAGAGGGGCGGAGAGCCGCTCCACCAGCGGCCTGTCCAACCCGGCCGACTGGCTCATCAACGCGTTCAGCGGCGCCTCCTCGCAGAGCGGCGAGCGCGTCACGATCAAGAACGCCATCGGCCTCATCGCGGTGTTCGCCGTGGTGGCCGACATCAGCGAGACGGTGGGCGGGCTGCCGCTCAAGGTGTACCGCGACGTGGCCGGCGTGAAGACCGAGGCCACCGACCACCGAGCCTGGCGCATGCTCCACGACCAGCCGAACCCGCTCATGGTCGCGCGCGCGTTCTGGAGCACCGTCGCCTCCAACCGCCTGCTCTGGGGCAACGCCTTCCTCGAGCTGGAGCGCAGCGACGGCGTGCTCGTGGACACGATCTGGCCGCTCGACCCGGCGCGCGTCACGGTGGAGTGGAACGAGGCACAGAGGCTGAAGCGGTATCGCTACACCGAGCAGAGCGGCGAGGAGCGGCGCCTGTCGGACGAGCAGGTGCTGCACATCCTCGACCTGAGCACCGACGGCATCATCGGCATGAGCCGCATCGCCACCTGCCGCGAGGGCATCGGGAAGGCGCTCGCGCGCGACCGCTTCGAGGCAGCGTTCCACCGCCGGGGCGGGACGATCCGCGGCGTGGTGGAGCACCCGCAGCGCGTGCGCAACCAGCGTCCCCTGCGCGAGAGCTGGAACGAGATCTACGGCGGCAGCGCCAACGCCAACCAGGTGGCGATCCTCGAGGAGGGCGCCACGTTCAAGAGCGTGCAGATGCCGCTCTCCGACATGCAGTTCGTGGAGAGCGCGAAGCTGAGCGCCTCGGAGATCGCCGTGTTGTTCAACGCGCCGCCCGGGCGCTACGGCGGGCAGACGGGCGACTCGCTCACGTACTCCACCGTGGAGGGCAACGCCATCCAGTGGGCCACGCAGACCGTCAGCCCGGTGGCCACCGCCATCCAGGAGGCGCTCGAGCACGACCCGCGCATCTTCCCCTTCAACGCCTGGTGGCCAGAGTTCGACATGAAGGCGCTCATGCGCGGAGACTCGAAGGCGCGCTCCGACTACTACACCGCCCTGAAGGTCGCGCAGTCGATCCACCCGCTGGAGATCCGCGACGAGGAGGGCCTGGGGCCGTGGCCCGCCGGCGAGAAGCCACCCTGGGAGGAGCCGCCGCCGAGCGCCGAGCTGCCCGCCGCACCGATAGAGGCAAACGTGAACGCCAACGGCACCGAGGCAGCAGCCGCTGCAGCGGCTCAGAACGGAGGTGGCTGATGGAGTGGTCAGCTGACGACTTCTGGGACGGCCTGGCGCTGGTGCCCAACCTGCGCTCGGCCACGCTCACCGACATGGAGATGACCGAGCACGCCGGGGGCTTCCGCTACCGCGGCCACGCTGCCGTCTTCGACGAGGTGGCCACGCTCGGCGACATCCCGGGCATGGGGAAGGCCACCGAGGAGATCAAGCGCGGCTCGTTCAGGAAGGTGCTCGCGCTGCCCGACAACATTCCGCTCACGCTCGAGCACGACCAGTCGAAGGTGCTGGCCACCACGCGCTCCGGCCGGCTCCGCCTCTCCGAGGACACGAAGGGCCTCGCGGTGGATGCCGACCTGCCCGATACCTCGCTCGCGCGCGACCTGAAGGCGCTCGTGGATGCCGACGTGGTGCAGGGCATGAGCTTCGGCTTCGTCACCGGCCCGAAGAGCACGGGCAACTGGAACGTGAGCCACCGCAGCGGTGGAGTGCACCGCACGATCACCGGGTTCAAGAGGCTGCTGGACGTATGCGCCACCTGGGACCCCACCTACCTTTCGGCCACGGCGCAGTTCCGGTCGCTGGCCGTCAAGTACGCCGACTCCCCGGAGCTACTGCAGCAGATCCTCGCGGGCGCAGTTCCGCAGCTCGAGGACGGGGCAGAGCAGGAGGAGGAGGCGGCGAACGCCGGCGAGGAGCTGGCGCCGGAAGCCGGTGAGGGCGAGCAGGCCCCGCCGGAAGCAGGCGCATCTGGGGTCGCGGAGCACCGCTCCGTGGCAGCGAGGAAGCGCGCCCTGTCATTCATCGTTCTCACAACGGGAGGTATCGACGACCATGCGTCGTGACGAGATCCTCGCGCTGAAGGAACAGCGGGCCACCCTCCACCAGGCGCTCGTCGACAAGTTCGCCGTCGCCGAAGGAGAGGGCCGCGAGTTCAGCGCGGAGGAAGCAGCCGAGTACGACACGATGGAGGGGGAGTTCCGCTCGCTCACCGCTAGGTGGCAGCG